CGAGTCCTGATGATTTACTTCATGTGTACTCAGGAAATTCTGGAGCTACACCACACAGCAGCTCACTGGTCAATATTGAAAGTGATGGAACAGCAGCTCTTTCATTTATGACTACCAGTAGTAATGCGGGAACAATAAGATGGGCTGACGAAAGCGATGATGGTAAAGGTTATATACAGTATAACCACAATGGCGATTATATGGCTTTTGGTACTAACGGGTCTGAAAAAATGAGACTAGACTCATCGGGACAAGTTTCAATACCTAGTGGAAAATTAAAAATCGGTGGCTACTCTTATATTGGTGAAGATTTAGTTGATGCTGATTCCTTAGATATAGTATCTGACATCACTGAAAATATTATTTTCTCTGGTTATAACACTGGAACGTCAACTTATTCAGAACGCATGAGAATAAACGACTCAGGAGAACTTTTAGTTGCATCAACAACTTGGTCAGGAATAGATAATGCCACTAATAATGGAGTTGGAATTGGTAATGGAAGAATTATCATCACCGCTGGTACTGGCACTAATGTTATGGAGTTTAATACCAATGGTACAGGTAATGCTGGCGAAATAGCCATATCAGGCAGTTCAACAACCTATTCAACTTCATCAGACTACAGATTAAAAGATGTCAAAGGCTCTATCCAAAATGGATTAGAGAGAACACTAGCTTTAAACCCTGTTGAATTTGCATGGAAATCAGATGGAACAATCTCAGAGGGCTTTATCGCACATGAGGCTCAAGAAATCTTTGCTGATGCAGTCACTGGCGAAAAAGATGGTGAAGAAATGCAAGGTATGGATTATGGAAGAATTACACCATTGCTGGTCAAAGCAATACAAGAACTCTCAGCAGAAGTTGAGCAATTAAAACAACAAGCACACGATAAGTGCGATAACTAAAAGAGGAAAATTAAATGGCAAATACTTACGCATGGGATTGTAAAACAGTTGACTGCTACCCGAATAAGGATTCAAAATCTGATGTCGTTTATAATGTTCACTGGCGTTTAACCGCGACCAGCGATCAAAACGATCCAGAGGGAAACCCTTATGCTGCTAGTGTCTATGGTACTCAAGTAGTATCAACTGACGATTTATCGAACTTCAAGCCTTTTGCCGATCTGACCAACGCGATTGTGACTGGTTGGGTCGAGACAGTAATGGGCGCAGATAAAGTCGCGTCAATGAAGTCAGGCTTGGATGAAAATATTACCGAACAGATCACGCCCACGACTGAGACCAAAACTGTAGGCGGTTAATCATGGCCCTAATCTCCGTCACCCCACCACCAGGCGTTGTGACCAACGGCACCGACTATGCCTCTAAAGGTCGCTGGGTTGACTCGAACCTGGTGCGATTTCAAGACGGTGTGTTACAAAACATCGGCGGTTGGGATCTTTTGCGTTCAACAGCTCTTACCGGTACGCCGATTGGTTTGTATGCTTACAACAAGAATGACGGCGATCAAATACTGGCCGTTGGCACCTCTGAGAAAGTTTATGTTCTGTACAACTTTGTTTGGTACGACATTACACCATCCGGATTCACCACCCCATCCAGCACCGATCCATTGGGTTATGGTGCCTATAATTACAATGTTGAAGATTACGGCGATGCGAGATCTCAGTCGGGTCTAGGTTTTAATGCACAGAGTTATTCCTTTGATAATTGGGGTGAATACCTGGTCTTTTGCTGTTCCAGTGACGGAAAAATTTATCAATGGCGACCCGATGCGGGAAGTGGATCACCCGATGCAAGTGCCACCGCAATCACCAACGCACCCACCGGCTGTAATTCGGTTGTGGTAAGTAATGAACGACATATTGTGGCGATTGGTGCCAATAACGATCCAAGAAAAATACAGTGGTCATCAAGAGAAGATTCAACCACCTGGACAGCAGCATCGGGCAATACTGCTGGTGATCTACAAATACCCACAGGTGGTCGAGCTTTATCGGCGATCAAGTGGCAAACCGATATTCTAATCTTTACCGATACCGGACTCGGTAAGCTCTATTATTCAGGACAACCGTTTGTTTACGGTATTTCCGATGCCGGAACAAATTGTAAGGCCATATCGAACCGAGCCATTGTAAGTGCCGGAAACTTTATCGCCTGGTTGGGCGAGAAATCAATTTTTGTCTATGACGGTTCTGTTAGAGAGATTAAATGCCCTGTCAGCGATTACATCTTTGACAACATTAACTATTTATATCGCAAAGTCACTTGTGCCGGACACAACAGCGCACACAATGAAATATGGTTTTTCTTCCCAAGCGGCGAGAACAAAACACCGGATAAATACATCACCTGGAACTATGTTGATAATACCTTTGCCGTTGGCACTCTTAATCGAAGTTGCTACATCGATGAAGGCGTGTTTGACTACCCGATTGCCTGTGATGAATCGGGCTATGTGTTTTACATGGAAAAAGGCAACCTCTTTAACAGTTATAATCTAGGCTCATCACAACCTTATGCAACGACTGGCGCGATTGAAATATCAAAGGGCAACCAATATGTTCAATGCAATCAAATACTGCCCGACAGCGAGGCAAGCACCCTACCTGGTGTCACCATAAGTTTTAAAGGCAAATACACGCCTCTCGGTGATACGTTTGATTTCGGCTCATTTACCTTTGAGGCAGACGGTTATACCGATGCCAGATTTAATGGTCGTCAGGTAATGATGACCGTGACCGGCGACACCAATCAGAATTTTACATTGGGTGATATTCGTTTGGATGTCACTGCAAGAGGCTCAAGATAATGGCGAGACAAGCATTAACCCGACCAGGTGTTGAATACAGCCAAAGCTATTTAAACAGCCTGGTTAGTGAAATAGAAAACAGAGATGGTTTGGCGTTTAAAGTTGGCGAGAGAATGGAAGTCAACGGTGGCGATCAAACCGAATTAATATTAATAAGTCCAGATGGAACCAAATACAAACTCAGCGTTGACAACTCAGGCAACCTTTCCACCACCTCAGTCACCTAGACAGGAGTGGGAAGTGCATTGGCAGTGGTGCAAACCATTGATAGAAACTTGCTTAAAATATCAAGAGGAATGGGATATACTTGATGTTAAGCGAGGCATAGCAACAGGAAAGCTGATGTTATGGCCCCATCCGAACCAACAATCTTGCATTGTCACAGAACTGGTTGATTTCCCACAATACCGAGCCATGAACCTATTGTTCTTGGCGGGCAATATGTCTGATTGTGAGGACATATTAGAGGCAGTAACCACCTTTGCTCGAATTGCCGAGTGTAAAAAGATTTTCGGCGGAGGCAGAAAGGGATGGCAAAGATACGCAAAGAGACACGGATTTAAAAAAGAACACATTATCAGTAAAACATTATGAGTAAAGGCGCAGCAACAGCAACCACAGAACTTGATCCACAATTAAAGGAAAGATATTTAGAAGCGTACTCTGGTATTAAGAGTGCAGCGGATATTCCGTTCACGCCCTACACCGGAGATTTAGTCTCTGGATTCAACCCCGATCAACTCGATACCTTTGCAGCAACGCGAGGTATGTTTGGCGATTCAATGGGCTATAACCCCAGGGGTGAATTAGCTGGAATGGCGACTGGCCCACTGGATATTTCTCAATATCAAAACCCCTACCAGGAACAAGTTATCGATGCTGCTATTAATGATTTAGACCGCGCCAGACAAATACAGCAAACACAAGCCCAGGACAGAGCAATTAGATCGGGTGCTTTTGGCGGTTCACGATCAGGAATACTTGAAAGCGAGGCTGACAGAGCTTATTTCGATGCAGTGGGTAGAACCGCTGCCAATCTAAGAGCATCGGGTTTTGACACGGCTGCCGGTTTAGGCATGCAAGACAGAGGTTTTCGATCAGCACTGCAAGGCGGTCTGCTCGATGACCAATACAGAACGCTTGGTTTACTAGGCGGCATTGGCGGTCAACAACAAGGTCTCGGTCAAGCGGGTCTTGATGCGGCTTATGGACAGTTTGGTAGGGCTGTTGATTATCCTCTCAGACAAGCTGGATTGCTCAGTTCAGCAATCTCAGGCTTACCGTTTGAAGGACAAACGACACAAAGGAAGTCAACAGGATTTGGCGATGTCTTGGGCGGATTGCTCGGACTTGGAACTGCTATGGCGGTTGGTGGTGTCGGGCCATTTAAAAGCGGAGGCATTTGGGGATAATGGCTTACTTTCCTGGACAACAAAAAAACTGGTGGGAGATTATGCAACAACAATCTCCTTATTCTTTCCCAACGATGAAGGTACCAACTGGAAAAAATCCAACAGGATATAACCCACGAGGAATGTTGCCTAACCCGCAACAACCACCGGCAACACCCAAGAACCAAAAGGCAGCAATCATCATGGGTGCTTTGTCTGACATATTCAGAGGACAAGACCCCACGCAGAATACGATTGCTAGGCAACAGCAATTTATGGTTCAACAAGAACGTGATCGTCAGCTTGCGGAACAAGAAAAAATAAGACAGGCAATTATAAATGATCCGAGGATTGCTCAATCTCAAAAAGAAATTGTTGCAGCTTTTCCTCAAGTATATGCTCAGTCTCTTCTTACAAAGCCTAACGAAATTAAGCCACCCACATCTTATCAAGAGTACGCACTAACCGATCCCACACCCACAAATCAAGAGTATTCTGTGTTTTTAAAAAATAAAACAAGTCAAGGCGCAACCCAAATAAACCTACCTAATTTGGAAGCACAATCTAATATTGATTATGCGTATAAAGTTCTTGAACAGGGCGACCAAAGGTTGATTGAGAACCAAAGCGTTACAGACAGATTATATGTAATGGACACGATTCTCGATAATCCAGAATTTAAGACTGGCGCGAAAGAAGAGGCTCTTCTGCCAATCAGGTCATGGCTTGTAGAATTTGGCGGAAAGGATGAAAATTATGTTAACACTCTGGGCGAGCAACAGCTTTTTGATGCGCTAAGCTCTTATATTGTTCCACGCATGAGGGCAGTCGGTTCGGGTGCAACATCAGACTTTGAAGCAAAACTTTATCAAAGCGCAATAGCATCACTTGGCAAAACCCCAGAAGCAAACAGAATGATTATTAAATTTATGTTAGCAACAACTGAGCGTGATCGTAAATTGCTCGAAATGCAAAAAAAATATGTTGCGGAAAACCAAGAAATACTCGGATTCAACGCCGCTTTAAACAATCCCGATTCAGGATATGTTGAGCCTGAGTTATTCAGAAAGTTTGACATGAAAGAAGAAAACGGAATTACCGATCTTCAACAGGCTGTCGCAAACGGAGACATAAAGGAAGGCGACCTCTATTACGACAGAAAAGCCAAGAAAATGAGAATTTATGGTTCTGAACCAATTCCCGATCCTTTTTAAATAGCCAATGAGATTCACAGAGCAAAATCCGCCAGCAGTAGGCAAAGAATACAACCTTGAGTCTGGCCCAAAAGTTTTCAGAGGTGGTGACTGGACAAAAAGGGAAAACTGGGTCGATCCTAAAACATGGTCGGCAACAGGCGCAAGAATAAAGGGCGCAATAACTGGTCAAGGTCGTTATGAGCCAAATATTCCTGAGATCGGAGCTGCGCCTGAGTTAAACAGAATGAGCATACCAGCATTTAGGGCATCTGCTGGTCTTTTAACGTCTCGAAACTCAGAAGATGCTAAAAATATTATAAAAAACAACATACCTAGCGCTATGTTTCGAGATGATGTAGATGGAAACACTATCGCAATCATTGGTGGCAAAGAATACTATATCAACAGACCAGGCTTTAGCGCACAGGATTCAATACAAGCCGCAAGCACTATTCTTGGTTTTTTAGGCATAGGGAAAGCACTTGGGGTTGGTAAAACCGGTGTTGGAATAGGCGGCAACATGGCAAGAGCTGGCGGAACAGGTGGAATATTAAGCGTTGGTGAAGATGTTGCCTCACAAGCGGCTGGCGCAGAAAGAAGTGGGGCTTTGTCATCTCTAGGAATTACAGAAACAGATTTAGGAATTGATATACCAAAAGCTCTTACAACAGGCGCGGTCACAAGCGTCTTTCAGGGTGGTGCAGATGTGTTGTTCTCGGCGATTCCTTCTCTTGCTAATGCTTTAAGAAACACACAAATCAAATTGGGAGCAACAGACGATTCTATATTTGGTGCTAACGGAGAATTAACAACTCAAGGACAGCAAATATTAAAGCAATTAGGCTTTGAGTGGAAATCAATGACAAAAGAGTTCAAAGACAGATTAAGAAATCAATTTGTTTCAGACAAGTTAAAGCCAGCATCTACAGAAGAAGCTGTCGCATACGCCGAATCTAAATCGTTGCCAATTCCTGTTCAACAAACAAAAGGAACCTTGTCGGGAGACGCGGAGAAACAACTGCTTGAAGATTTAGCAAGAAAAGGTGTTTACGGTGAAGAGGCAAAAATAATTTTACAACAAGCCAGAGCAGATGCACAAAAACAAATTAGCGATAATGTTTCTGCAATTCAGAAAATTATAGCTGGATCAGGGTCAACAATAAGCAGAGGTGAAGGAGGATCTATTGCACAGGCAGAATTGGCTGCCGCAAGACAGGCGCAAAAAGCTAAAGCAAACCAAAGATATCAACAAGCGAGAGACCTATCAGAAGAATCCGGATCGGTAATTCCATCAAGTGTTTTTAAAGGTTTTGGCGATGATGTCAGAACAATAATAACAAAAGATCATGCAATCGATGATTTGCTGCCAGTGAAAGATTTTTTGAAAAGGTTTAATTCCTTAGGCGCAAAAAATTCTAATGTTTCAATAAAGGGCTTGTTTGATCTCAGGAAGCAAATAACAACAAAAGCAAGGGGTGGCAAAGGAGATGAGTCCTCGGTTGCTTTAAACAAAATGAAAGCGCAACTTGATAAAAAGATAGACAGCTTGCTTGAAACAGCTTTGTTGCAAGGAGATGATGTTGTTATAAAAACATGGAGAGATGCAATAAAGGGATATAAAGATTACAAGCAAAAATGGGAGTCTGGAAACCTTATAGATCGACTCACAAGGGTTAATCAACAATCAGGAAACAGAGAGCTTGTTGTTGCGCCTGAAAGCGCATCAAATTACATATTTAATAGCTCTAATTTGGGCTTTATTAACAAAGCAAATTTACAAAGAGATATTCTTAAAATGAAAGAAAACCTGTCTCCTGAGGCTTGGGGAGGGATAAGGCAAGAGGTTTATTTAAAAATAATTAACGCAAGCAAATCAGCTCAGAAAGACGGAATAAGTGGTGCAAAGTTATTGACCAATGTTAACAAGGTTTTACAAGACAATAAGCCACTGATGAACGCATTGTTTAAGCCAGAAGAAATCGCATTATTAGAACAGTTTGCAAGGGTCGCAAACAGAACGCTAAACACCCAACAAAACTTTTCTAATACTGGGGCTGCACAATTAAATGCGATGCAAAATATGTGGGCTAATGTTGTTACTGTTTTGGGAATTAAAAACATGAACAAATGGCTTGCAGCTATTCCAGGGCTTAGGGCTATAAGCGATAGATTCAGAACAAGTCAGGTAAAACAAGCTGTTGACGGATCGCCTTCTGTGTCACCAAATGTTCTAGGGCCAACGCCTGGAGCTATTGGTGCAACCACAACACAATAACTAAACCAAAACCAAGATAATCGTCTGAATCACTAAACCAATAAAAGCCACTCGATACATAAACCTGTATCGATCAATCTCATTAATTAAATTGTCGCGTTCCTCTTGGCTCACTGATATTCATAGGTTTGGGGTTGATCGTGAAATTAGAATCATTATAAAAAAAGATATTGAATTATTCAAAATTATTCAAAATATCAACGATTTTAAGATAACCCTGAATGTCATCCTGGGTATCTCTTTTGTTAGGATTATTAAATAACCTCAAGGTTTTAAACGCCAACATCATTGTCGCTGCTTGTTGCGGCGTAATATCGAGATCCAGCATACCGCCCCAGACTTGCGCTAATTGACGCATAAAACGTCTGGGGTGTCCGTATTCAAGACCTTTGGTGTGGATTAATTCATCCACCTGGAATTTGCTGTCGATCATTACACTTCCTCGTCAAAGAGATCAGCCTCGGCTTGTCTGC